CAAGAAGTAATGATTTCTGTAGTCACCTGCACACACAACACCCCAGCCGACACCCTCGCCCGCACCTGGGCCTCCCTCAAAAACCAAACCCACAACAACTGGGAATGGGTCATCATCGACGACTCACCAGGCTGGGAAACACACCGCCAACTCTACGGATACTGCGCCGACGAACGCCACACAATCCGCATCTACCGCCCCCACACCCCCAGCAACGGCAACATCGGAGCCACCAAACACGATGCGTTCATGCTCGCCAGAGGCGAACTCCTCGTCGAACTAGACCACGACGACGAACTCACCCCAGACGCACTCACCACCATCCAACAATACGCCGACAAAGTGCCCTACTCAGGTTTCTTCTACTCCGACTGGTGCGAAATACTCCCAGACGGACAATCAGGCCGCTACCCCGAAGGCTGGGCGTTCGGCTACGGCGACCACTACTGGGACGAACAACACCAAGTATGGGCAATGAAAGCCCCCGAAATAAACCGCACCACCCTCTCCCACATCGTCTCAGCACCCAACCATGTGCGGGTCTGGCGCAGCGACCTCTACCACCGCCTCGGAGGACACAACCCCGACCTCCCCATAGCCGACGACTACGAACTGTGCGTCCGAACAGCCCTCGCCACCCGCATGACCCACATCCCCAAAATGTTGTACAAGCAGCACATCGGGAACCACACCGCCCAACGCCAACGCAACGGGCTGATACAAGAACTTGTCGCCAGAATAAGCTCGACCTACTCAGACGACCTCGACCAGATCTACCGCGGTCTAGAGACTCCGGCCCCCACAAAAGAGTAGACTTCGACCCATGAACCGTGGCGAGCTCCGCACCGAAATCAAAAACCGGTTAGCGATCCCTTCGTCTGGCGACGGCCTGATCACCGACACCGTCGTCAACCAGGCGATCCAGGACTCCCTGAACGTCATCGCGTCAACCCGAGACTGGCCCTGGCTCCTCACCAGCCAGCAGGTTGCGTTTCCGGCGAACATCGGGGCTACAGACCTGCCCTGCGACTTCATCCGGGCCAAAGAACTCGTCATTAACAGCCAGCCCGTGACCTACGTCGACCTCAACCAGTTCCTGGCCACCGACCAGTTGGGCTACCCATATGTCTGGACAATCGTCGGTAACCAGATCAAGATCTTCCCAATCCCTGGTGCGCTCACCCTGGCCACGATCTACTACTACAAAGCCGAACCAGAACTTGTCGCCGATACCTCCGAGCCGATCATGCCGAACTTCCTCCAGCAATGGATCGTCGCTTACGGCGCATACCTGTGTGCGCTGCGTCGCCAGGACGAAGGCCGCGCCCAGGTATATCTCGTACAGTCGAACGACCTGCTGAACCGGATGCGGGACGACCTCCGTCGCAAGACGGGCCGGCGCATCCAGACCAGCCGCGAATACTCCTACGTCAACTGGAACTAGCCGATGGCGACCCGAATCGTAGAGTGGGACGACTTCACGGGAGGCTTCTACGTCGGGGCTTCGGCCACGAAGCAGCCTCGCAACACCTTCACTGGGGACAATGTCGCAGTTGCTATGGACGACGCGACGCTGATCCCGATGTACGAGCCGACTCAGCTCACGCTCACTGGCACCGACACCACGTCCGGGCTGATTAACAACACGGCCCTGACCGAAGTTGGCAAACCAGCCTGCCTAGACCGGCTAATGGTTTTCACCGCCAAAACAGCGTCAGTTGCTTACCTTTACGCGGTCAACACCGAAACCAGCGTCGTTACCCGTTTCTCTTTGACTTTGGCGGGGAGCGTCGCCGACTTTGTTGTTTCGACTCCAGTAATGATCAACAAGTTGGGCAGCACCAACATCGACATTTACGTCCCCGGCGACCTCAACCGGATCATCCTCGTCGGCATCGGGAGCGGTGGCGTATTTGCCGGTCAAGTCGCCGTTGACATCAGCGCCCTGATGACCGCCACCGGGCAAACAAGGCTCACAAACCTTGTTATCTGGGGAGCCCGCATGGTCGGGTGGACAACGTCCGCATACCTGTTCTTCAGCGGAGCCGCCGCGTTTAGCAGCACATGGGCCGCCACGAATTACATCATCGTGGGGTACGCCGAGGACTCAATCTCGACAATCACCGCGCGCAACTACGACCTGATCGTCGGCAAGCCTTCTGGCTGGTTCTCCGTCACCGGCGTCCTGTCCTACTCGGCCGCAGTAAGGCAGATCAACAATGGGCTCGGCGTCATCCCCACCGACCCCGTCGCCGAGTGGAATAACAGCGTCGTGTTCAATGCCGACACCGGCACCGTTAACTACCCAGTAAACCTCTACACCGTCAACGGCGCGCGGGTCACCCCGATGATGTTCCAGCGATTCAGCACTCTGACCCAAAAACTGAATATGTCCAAAGGCCCTCTGGGGACATTGCAGGTTTGCCTCACCAACCAGGACTCGTCGACCGTGCTGTCCGGCAGGATGTGGTTGCTCAACCAGCAGAACCGCTGGACAAGAACCCAGATCCCGAACGTCACCGCCATCACCCCCGCGACAGGCACCTTGTCGTACTACCCAGGCCTCGCCTATGTTTCGCGCAGCACAGTCGCCATCCAGCGACCCATCCTTGTGATGCAGGTCAGCAAAACCACAGCAGGGGTACACAAGGTCGGTGTCCACACCGTCAAGTTGCCCACCTTCGAGCCAGGCCAAACAGCTTCCCGCGCCCCATCCACAGCGGTCGCCCTCCTGTCCGACTTCTCATCCCAAATCCCGATCACCGTCAAAGACGTGTTCGTCGAGGTAGAAGTCGTCGAGCTGGAAACCGCCAGCGCGTACACCGCGGCCAGCTCGGTAGCAGTACGCACCAACATGAAGTACCCCATCGGCGACCTCGCAGTCTCCGTTGGCGATGTTTCGTCAACCAACATGACAACATCCATCACGAACAGCGACATTCCAGGCACCGGCACCCGTTTCATGGGCCGCGTCTACCGCTTCCGGCCCGACAACCCCGGCTACGGCTACGGCATCGAGATCCAGATCACCTTCTCTGGTGTCAAAGTCCGGCGCGTCATGGCTGTCATCGAGGAACAGCGGTGACCGAACGCTTCAACGCCAACTCCGAAGGCACAAACATCAGCGCATCGGGCATTGGCCCCGCCGGTTCCGGGAGCAGCCTCGTCGCCCTGGGCCTCGGGCAGGGCCCCGGCCAGACAGCGAACAACCAAGAAAACAACCAGTTCGCCCAGTTTGAGTACCCGATCAAATGGGACGACCTTGCGAACGCCCTCGGTCGGCTAGGCGAGAAGCAGAAAGTCGACGAGCTGCTCGACGATATGTCGACCCGTGACCGCATTTTGGAGGACTTCCTCAACACAAATGTGGTGAACGGTATTGTCGCAGGAACAAATATCACGATCGACCGCGCGTCCGGAGTCGTCACTATCACCGCAGTGAACCAACTGCCGCAAGCATGGACGGCGTGGACTCCCACCCTTGTAACAGCAATACCGTCGACCGTCACCCTTGTGAGCAATGCTTCGCGCTATATCCAGATTGGCAAAACAATCCACGCCAAACTTCATTGCAAAGTCACCCTTTCAGCCAGTGACACGGTTATTGGGTACAAGGCCCCGGTTAATAACTTTGCCACCGGGCTGAACTACGAAGCATCTGTTGGCACATACTACGTCACAGCCTCCATTGCCCAGAGCGGCGTTTTGACCATAACGGAAAATGCCGCCACCACTGGGTACGTTAGGTTCCGTTACGCAACAGCCCCGACAGGAACCTCATGGGAGCTCGGGGCCACGATCACCTACGAGGCCGCCTAGCCCCTAGAAAATCTGTTCAACATATGTAACGATTAGCGGCATGGTCTTTAGGACAGCCTTCGTTGCCCTGTTGTTCGCCGCGATCCTTGTGGCCTGCGGCGACCGTTACCGCTACCCCTGCCAAGACCCCGCAAACGCAGGTAGCCCAGCCTGCGTTGGTGTCATCATGTCCCCGCCAACAACCTGCCCCACCCCAAGCACGCTCCGCACCAAAAACAAGGCACTCGGCGTCACTGGCAGCACCATCTACGGCCCGGTCGCCCCATGCTGAACCGCGACAAGACCCGCATGACCCCCGAGGATCTGAACGCCCGGCTCCGGTTTGCCGTCGGCCTCACCCTTGCCGGAGTTCTCGCCTTCACGATGGGAGCCGTGCTATATAGCCTCATCTACGTCACGCAGCCGATGGAGCAGAGTCCCAATGACAAGGCCTTCTTTGATCTAATTACACCCATCGCGACCTTCCTGGTAGGTACTCTTTCTGGGGTCATGGTCGCTGGCAATAACAACCGGAAGGACAAAACCCATGAAGCTGACAGCAACCCATAAAGCCCTTGTGGCTTCCTACGCCCGCTCAGTCGTCGGCGCAGGAGTCGCCGCCTACATCGCATCGGGCCAGGATTGGAAAGCCGC